CCTTCAACCGACCAATACCTTGTACCCTTCTTCAAATCCCTCTCAACCAATTCGGTCAACCACTTTGCAGGGGCAATCCGTGTCGCACTTACCTCAAACCAATGAGAATTTAACGACATTGCCAACCATTTCGTAATCTCCGCCCAAGTCACCGAACGTAACTGGCTCTCGCTGTTTGCCGAAATAATCGTAGTCGACCCAATCCGCGTAGACAGCATCCAAATCGTTAACCAACTCACCAACGCCGACTTGCCAATACCACGCCCTGAGCTTGTAGCCATTCTGAAGGTGTTGAAGTTGGGGTCATTTGCGTTAACATTTGCTTCGGCTATAGCTTTATTTATCGTATTCTTATCCACCCTCCCATCATTCGCCCGAATATGCTCTCCCAACTTCTGCAACACCTCACGCTGCCATTTACGAGGGCCAGAGAAATGTTCTAGCGGCGTACCTTTCTCACCCCAAGGGAATACATACAACACAAACGCCAATGGGTCATTCCTCAACTTCTCATGCCACAGCTTAGACATGAGGATTTCTTCTTGCTCAGGGCTGTATTGCGTTGATTGCATAAATTTCACTTATAATGAAAACTTGTCAAGTAATTTTACTCTAAGGTTAGAAATGAAAAAAAAAATTGTTTGCGGGGACTCCCCAGACGCACACCCCGCCGCAAGGCCCTCCCCCCTGGCTTCGAGCAAAATTCAAGTTGTTGGACAACCTACATCGGTCAACTAGCTGATCGGATGTCGGACAACTAGATGACTGATAATAATCACTCACATAATATATATATTTAATATGCCGAATAATCCTAATCAACCTAGATTAAAAGGTAAGTTTATACCGCAATATAATAAACAGATTATATGGCCGCAAATATTAACTGATATATCAAACGGCATGAGTTTAATATCGGCTATTAAAAAACACGGATTAGATTATTCGACAGCTAAGTTACATTTGCGAGATAATGAGTTAAATGCTGAATATCAAAAAGCAATAGAACATCGAGCTGATTATCTAGCCGATGAATTAGTAGAAATAACCGATCAGCAAATGCCAGCCGATATTGATCCGAAACTGGCTAATGCATGGGTGCAGCAACAGAAACTAAAAATTGACGCTCGAAAATGGACAGCAGCTAAGCTCCGCCCGCGTGTATACGGCGAGCGATTAGACGTGAGCGTGAGTCATACTCAAATCAGCATAACAAGTGCCCTAGAACGTGCAAACCAGAGATTAGACGTGATAGACATCACACCGAACGAAAATCGCCTAGAATCGCCTAAAATTCAGTCTAAGACATGTAAAAATATACTTAGCCAAGAATCAATTATAAAGACTAAGTAATGCTTTGCTAGACTTTTGCAATAGCCCGTACTTTTTTTCGTGGATGCGAACGTACAAACGTACACACCTTATAGGTGTGTGTACGATACGATACGTTTTTCGCACCATAACAGTGCAAGTATAAATACGTATTTGTACGTTTTGATACGTTTTGTACGTTATATAGAATGGGTGTTGATATAACAACAAAGTATAACAAAAGTTTACATTGTGCTAGATTGTGTGTTACATTGTGGCTGTTGGCTAGATAGCCAGCGTAAACTTTTAAACGATAAAAAGGGAAATGATGATGGATACAAAATTCGATCACAAAGACTATTTGCAATACCCTAAAAAATATGAGCTGTTCAAAACTGCCGTATTGCACAGCACGATTATCAATGAAAACGGCAGCGTACCCTTCAATACTTGCGTGGGATTGACTTTTGTAGATCACGTTTGGTCTGATTTCTACAAATCAACTTTACCGCTTTATGCTTTATCAACTGGTGATTATTGTTTTGGTTGTACTTTGAAAGATTTTGTACTTTAATTTATTATCATCAACCCCCGAATAAATAAATATTCGGGAATATTTAAATAAACTTAAAAGGATTTAATCATGGCTAATAGAATTACAGATAAAGATTTAGATAACCTTTGCAAATATTTAAATGAATTAACCAAAAATCCTGTTGAACAATATAAAGACGGGAAAGCCTGTATTGGTAATTATCATATTAGCCACGCATACGGAGGTGTTTGTTTGCATCGCATGGTTAATGAGAATGGTGGTATTCGTACCATATTGTCTAGTGGCCATGTGCCAAAGCGCGCATTATGGAATGAGATGCACGCATTTATTAAGGGTTTGGAGGTGTCAGCATGAAAAACCCCAAACTCTGGCTAAAAACGCATTACGCGCCATACGTTGTTTATTTAGGCAATCAAGAAATTCTATGTTGGACATTTCACGAAGCACTCGAATGGGCTAAGTGCGCTCTCAAGTCTGATCGTGTGTCTATTTATCGTAGACCTTGCAAAGTGCAGCGCCAAAAATTGCTAGCTGTGCGAAACGTGGTGCAGGAGGTGGCGGCGTGAGCGAAATATATTTTAAGCAAAGCGTGCCGCACTCGCCCGAGTTTATGAGCGAGTGTATAGATATGTTTAGTTTTGACCGAATTGCACATACGGTTAATCAAGCGATTATCAATACTCTCATTGCCGATGGTTGGACACAAGCGGCAGCTATCGAGTTTATTCGCTCGAAAGCCATGCGAATCGGGTTAGACCAAACGCTAGGCGAGTTATTAGAAAAGGCCGCGCAGGACTGGCTTAAATCAGAATCATACGCTTGGCGTGCGGATTGTCACAAGTGGTCTAATGAGGTGCAATCATGAAATCATGGATTATCGTAAACCGCGAAACTGGCAAACCAGTTTTTGAAACGTGGCAGCACTCGGTAGCGCAAAAAATTAACACGATCAAGTATGAAGCACTCACCGCATACGACTATTTATGCAAACTCAACGCAAAGATTAAGGCAGGCAAATTATGAAATCCCTTGCAGAATGGCTAGCTTTTATTGCAATTATTGCCCTTGGCGCAGTAATGTTTAACGAATTTTTAAACGTTTTGGCGCAGTAAATTAAACTTAACTTAACTTAAAGGATTGAAAATGAAACAATATACGGTCAACGCAAACGGCCTTGCTCAAATCCGTGCTCATCTTGCTGAGCGCACGAAAAAAGGCGGAGAGCACTTTACGGATTCAATGATTCATGCGTGGGCAGAAAAAGTTGAGCAATCTCTTAGCGACAACGGTCACGCCGATTTTGAAATTCGGTCTTGGGATACGATTAGCGGCCACACTGAACTTTGCAGTATCACAGACGACGGGATTGACGCGCGCGACATGCTTGTGCAGTATTCAGTCACTGCGGATTGCGCGACGGGAGAGTGGTTAAGCGAGCCGGAAGAAATTGGTTTGGTGTTTGCAGATGACTGGTCAAAAATGATCGACACTGACGCCGTGCACTACGACACTTACGAGCACGATGAAGAAACTCGCGCGGTTGAAGTGCACCTGATTTGATTGCCCTACTAGCCACAATAATTTTAATCCTGATAATCCTAATTTTAGACATTTAAAAGCCCCTTGCGGGGCTTTTTTTATGTTCGTTTAATCATCAGCGCTTGCTTAGTCTGAGCGTCAATCACGCTCCAACCATGCGCGTCGTGCTTGATGATATTAGCGTGCAATAGTGAGCCGATTAACTTATCTATGCTTGACGGTTTTAGCTCGTTGGCCGCGCTACCTTCGCTTAGCCCATCCTGTAGCAAAAACTCGCGTAATGCTGATCGCGTAATGTGGGGTAAACCGTCGATTACACTTGCACCTGTACCAAACCATGCTCTTTCAAAACGCGCCCTATTTGCTTCGACCTTCGACAATTTTTTTACTGCCTTCTCTGGCGCGTCAACCATCAGCACTACGGCTGATGTGACGGGTTCCCCATCATCGTCAAACCAGCCAGGTATCTGCTCGGACACCAAGCGACACGCCAAGGGTTGAGCCATTTCGCTATCCTTGCTCTTACGCTGCACGATTTCAATCGGGCTATCAGATTTGGCGGGGACAATGCTGATTTCAATATCAAGCGCTCCGCGCCATGCGCTAGAACCCCTTGCGCGGTGCTGCGCTTCGTCACTTACGCCGGTGTGGTGTACAAGTAGCACGCTACAATTAAACTCACGCATTAAATCGGCGCAAGCGTCAAGCATACTTTTAGCATCTTGTGCGCTGTTTTCGTCACCTAGTAGAAAACGATGCAAGGTATCGACAATTATTAACTTAGGCGGGTAGGGCAAGGCTAATATTGCTTGCCTAGCCCTTGCATAGCCCTCAACGGTGTTTAAATCGCAACCATCCTTACTTATCCATGCGGACAGGTTTTTAACGCGATTGTGGTGCTTAAAAGCGGCTATTCGAGAGCGTAAACCGTGGTGCCCCTCGCCCGCTAGGTATACCACGCCCCCATGCGTGACCTTTTTTCCCGCCCAGTCGGGTAGGTCTGAAGCGATGCGTAAGGCCATATCAAGCACAATAAACGTCTTACCGCCCCCTGATGGCCCATGTACCATGATTAACGCATTGTCCTGCAACCAATCCTTGATTAACCATCTAATTGGCGCGGGTTGACTACTAAAATCATCGGCTTGAATGAGCCAATTTTCGCTTACTGGCGGCGCTAGTAATATGCTTAGATCGTGCCCCGACTTCACATAGTCGTTTGCATCGCCTTCAAGAGGCATTACAACAATACGCGCCCCGTACTTTGCAGCGGCTTGCTCGGCGTATCGTTGACCTACGCCTGACTTATCGTTATCTGCAACAATCACAATCTCTTTATCGCTGTTGTTTTCTCGCAACGTACCTAAAACTGGTACGAGATTGCTTGCAGAGTATGCAACCACGCAAGGCTGATTAGTCACTTGATGGATGGTCGCAGCGGTGGCGAAACCTTCGGCTATATAAATAATGCTAGATAATTCACTCGCGCCAAGCTGCCAGTAGCACCCGCTAGTAGCGCCCCCAACGTGATATAACTTACCGCCCTCTGAGTCTATGTATTGAAGGCTTGAAAGCGTACCCTCAGCGTCAAATAACGGCACGACTAACCTACCATCGCCCGTCACCCTCGCACCGTGTACGTCAATACCTTTTCTTTTTAGGTAAGGGTGTTCAGGACTCGCAAGGGTGCAACTTGACCAGATTGTATCTACCGTGTTTGCGGTATTTTCGTGTTGTTTTTTTACCTCAATATCACGCAATGCACGCGCTTCAGCCATACGGCGAGTATGCGCCATTTCCTCGGCGGCGGTAAAACTTCGCCCTATGTCAGCGCGAAAATTAGCTTCGATACCCGCACGCCAACACCCAAATTTTCCTGCTGGTACGCCATCATTGAATAGGACATACCAGCCCGTCTTATCACCTGCTGCGCCCCCCTTGGTGCCTGTGCGAAAGCGGTGTATTTTGCCGTCAAAATACAACTCTACGGGTGCTTCAATACCTGCTGCTTGCATGGCATCGAGTAGCTGTGATTCGGGCGAGGCAATAATCTTTTCAGCGGGTGGCGTATATGCACCCCCGAATATGTGGTGAAGATTACCCATTATTGACCTTTAATTTGCCGTCTGTAATGACTTGTAGTTGATACTGCCTACCTATAGGCGGGTTTACGCCCCATTGGTAGATGACTTGAGGCCAACACCCTAGCGCGTCTGCTAGTTGCTTGACCCCCCCATAGTATTCGATTGCTTCTTGTGTTGTCATTTTTTCACACTAATTTAAGAAAACTTGAAAAGATTAGTTGACATGATAACTTTAAACGCGCACAATGTAAACAATCGTCAAGGGTGACGAGGGAAACTTTGAAAACTTTAGGGGTTACAGAATGAACGAACACGAAAAAGAGCATCAGAAATGCTACGAACTTAATGGCGTTTTGCATTTGCCGCACTATCAGCACGAGGGTGTTTTTGTTAGCCCAAGCGACAAGGTTGGGGCAATTGAAAGCGATTTAATCAAAGCTGGCGCGGTGGAAACAACTCATTATTTGTGGGTGCGCGACTATAACGAGGATGCGAAATAATGGCAATTAACCTAAAAAACACAGCCGACACACTAGCCAACGGCGCAAAGATTTTAGTCTACGGTCAGGCGGGTGCGGGTAAGACTTCACTTGTGCCTACGCTGCCTCACCCCGTTGTATTGAGCGCGGAAGGTGGCTTGCTTTCAATTGCAGGGGCAAACGTACCGTACATTGAAATCGCCACAATGAGCGACCTTTGGGAAGCCTACGAGTGGCTAACCGAGGGCGGCGGCAAAGAGTACCAAAGCGTTGCGCTTGATTCGATCTCTGAGATTGCCGAGGTTTGTTTGAACCATGAGAAAAAGGCAAGCAAAGACCCAAGGCAGGCGTATGGGGCGATGCAGGAACAAATGGCAGACATTATCCGCGCTTTCCGTGACCTTTCGGGGCGGCACGTTTTGATGACCGCCAAGCTAGAAAAGGCGCAAGACGAGATGGGGCGTATTTTGTACTCGCCCTCAATGCCAGGCAATAAGACGGGGCAAGCGTTACCTTACTTTTTCGATGAGGTTTTTGCGTTGCGAGTTGAAAAGGATAGCGAAGGTAACGTGCAGCGTGCGCTTATGTGCGATTCAGACGGGGCTTGGTTGGCAAAAGATAGATCAGGGAAACTTGATATGTGGGAAGCACCTGACTTGGGTGCGATTATTACTAAGATTGGGGGGAAGTGATGGCTTACGATAAAAAAATTTGTGATGACTATGTAACTGCGTTAGAAAAAATAAATCAAGCTAAATTTGATTTTTTGTGCGCAAGAGATGCGCAACACGCAGCGGTTAAGTTATCGGATTACACATACGATGAATTTTTTATTAAAAAAGCTGAATTGGCGAAGGCTAAGTTAGACGCCAAACCAGCAATTAAAGCCTACAAGCAGTATTGCGCCAATAAAGAATTAACCAAGATTGAGGAAAAGAAATGAAACACAAACACGCAGAACTAATTAAGGCATGGGCTGACGGGGCTGAGATTCAATTGAAGGCAATTAATGGTTGGCGTGACATTCAATGTCCAAAATGGCATGACAACAACGACTACCGCATTAAACCAACCCG